GTATATTTGAAAAAAGCAGTTCATGAATTAAAACAAGAAGAAGAAGAAATATATTTAGGTATAGGAGGAACAAGATGAATTTAGAAGCCATGAAAGAAGAAATAAAACAAGAAGAGGGTTTTTCTAATAAAGTTTATTTTGATATATTAGGATATGGAACTATTGGCTTTGGTCATTTAGTTACCCCCCTTGATAAATTTAAAGAGGGAGTTGTTTACGATAACAAAGAACTAGAAAAGGTTTTTGAATATGACTTTCAAATTGCATATCAAGATGGAATAAGCCTAACTAAAGATTTGGATATACCTGATGAAGCAAAAGAGATTGTTATTCATATGTGCTTTCAAATGGGTAAACCAAAAGTAAGTAAATTTAAGAAGATGTTTGAAGCATTAAGAAATAAAAGGTATGATATTGCAAGTACAGAAATGTTAGACAGTTTATGGCACAAACAACATACACCAGCGAGGGCAGAGAGATTAGCGAACCGAATGAGAAAGTTGATCTAAGAAAACATAAGAAAAGAATAACAACTTATGAAGAGAAACAATTTATTTTGGAAACTAGAAAAAAATACAAGGATAATGATTTGAGAAGCAAAATGGCTAGAGTAAGTAAATATCTAAAAGAAGATGGGAGATTGTAATGGTATTAGGTAAAATATTTGGTGGAGACACAGTAAAAACAATTTCAAATGTAGTAGATGATCTTCATTTCTCAGGGGAAGAAAAAGAAAAACTTAAACTACAA